GGATCAATTGTAAAAATCGTATAATTTTCTTTCTTTCGCTCTTCAATCGTTCCTTGTTCAAAGTTTCCTTTATATTTTTCTTTGATACAATCAAATAAATCCCCGTTTTGTTCTGTTATTTTTTGAATGGATTGAACCGTCTTTTTTTCAAAAGAATGAATGGATAAATGTAAATTTTTACAATACAATTGATATTCATAAAAATTAGGTAATTCATCCACGTTTCCAATCACTTGTAAAAGACTACCATAAGGATGTTTTTCTTCCCAACGATCGTATTTAAAGGTAACATATAAATTATTGAATAATTTTGAAAACCCCATATTTTTAATTTCATAAGGAATTAAAAAAGAAGGAAGAAATGTATCGTTTGGAATACATTTATAAAGTAATTTATCGGGTTTATTGGTAGTTTGATTTTTACGTCTTCCGTACGTTTTATTTCCTTTTAAAATTAATACTCCTGATAAAAAAGATTTCTCTCTAACTTTTGATTGAAGAACGATCATTTCATTTGTTGGTTCGTTATTTTCTATTTTATTCCATCGAATAATATCTTCATGGAAAAGTTTGCATCCATTTGGGATTATTTTTTCTTTCTCTTCTTTTTCTCTCTTTTTTTCATCTTTTTCAAAATAAGGAACCATTTCACAATTTGTATAATTTCGGTCTTTTACTAAAAATTTATACATTCATAAAAATAATGATTACTTGATTAGATAATATAATAATAAATCTTTAATTTATTATTGTACTATTATTGTATTATTGAAATTCATCTTTACAAAATAAATGTCTCTCTACATCAAATGAAGTAAAAGAGTATTATAAATCGGTGTCCATTTCATTCTCATCTGGAATATCTACCTCTACCTCCCTCGTTATTTTTGAAGGATAACAATATGAATTATTATCCGACTTGTGATAAAAGACTTCAAATTTCGTATTTTTATCGATCTCTTTCCAAAAATAAAATTTACACTCAATTAGTCCATACATATATTCATCATTTATTTTTTTGAGCCATTCAAAGAATTTTTGTATTTCAAGAGAAACATCCTTGGCAGAATTATTCGTTTCTGAATATTCACTTATCCAATCATATTTTAATTCTGGATCATATTGTAATGAACCTGGATTATTCAACATCCAAGAAACTCCCTCTTTAATATTCGGTATTTCATTATATTTATTTACTGCTTTTTCAGATAAAGAGAGAATATAAATACCTTCAATTGTAATAACCATATGAAATTGAAATTGAATATCTTCATTAAAACCTAATATAAAAACAGCTGCAAAATCTGAACCTGAAGGAAATCCTACTAATCTTTTATATTTCACATATGCCAAAATAGGATGAGTATGATATGTACGTTGCTCATGAATTATCTGAACCGACTCTTCATCACCTTTGTTAAAATGAATACCCTTATCATTCTGGATCGTTTCTAAAGATAACTTGTAATATATATCATCCCCGATTTGTGATGCGTTATAAATAAATAATGATCCACTATATTCATTATTCAAAACATTATTATTCAAAATATTATCAAGTTTTTCAGAGGTATTCAAATAAGGCATTAAGCGAAGATTTAAAATAGCGCTTCTATCTAACATAAATTTAAATTTACATGTTTTTGTTTGAAGTAAGGTTTGTTTATAAATATCAATTATTTCTAATAATGTTTTATAAGTGGTATCTTCATTGGTTACGTAATCATACATTTCTTTCGATAATTCCATAATTTTAAAAGACAATGGTTGTCCATTCAAATCTTTCGAACTTACGATTGGATTTTTAAACCCAAAACTAGTATATAAATGTATTAATTTTTTAAAATTCGGGTTATCTAATCGAATTCCCAACCATAAATTTATTGTTGTATTTGGATCTGTCATGGAGCTATAGATTGAATTAATCGCATGTAATATAATATTGAATAGTACGGTTCCATAACCTTGACCTTGTTTAATATACAAACATATACTATATATTCCTATTTTTACAATGTTCGTATCAAGATATTGACGAATAATACCACTACCTAAAATTTCATTCAAAAAAGAAGGATTGTTAAATAAATTAATATTCTTTTTTAAATTTTCTGAAAAACTAACCATATTTCTGTATTTCATAACCAAAATAAGATATTCATTATCATTATTTAAAATAGGTGTGTTACTGGTTTCTGTAAGATTATTACAATTGACAGAACTATTTATTTCCAAACAACTACAATTATTTATTTTATTTAAAATAAAAATATTTGCAGAAGGTTGACTAAAAATATATTTTTTATAATCTTGATAATTAAAAATTAAATAGGTATACGCATAATTGATTTTTGGATGTTGTACAGTTGTGGAATGTTGTACAGTTGTGGAAGGTTGTCCGCCTATTTTTTTTGAGGTCGTTTTGATTTTATTTACCATTTTCTTTGTAATTTTATGTTTATTTCTTTTTGTTTTTGTTTCTTGCTTCTTTTTATTTTTAAGGATATTTCTTTTTGTAAATTTCATTTTGATTATTTAATATATATTACGATAATAAATTAAAATATATATTTGATGCATTATTTGACAGTTGTCCATGATTTTATTCATTTATACCTTGGGTAAGTTTGTTAATCTCAATAAATGACCCATTTTTTTTAACAATGCTAGTTACTTCTTTCGCATTTAAAACTGTTTTATTCTTTAATGAATAGGCAATTTCAATCATAATATCTTTATAATTATTTAAAATATATTTTGCTTCGTCATAAGCTTCTACCACTAAAGATAATGTTTCATTATCCATCATAAATCTCGTATCATCCGAATATTTCGACCCCATCGAAAAACTGCGACCTAAAAAAGGATTAGACTCATCATTCATATTTTCATTGAAAAAAACTTCCAACTTTTTTCCCATCCCATAATTTCCAATCATTTGTTGGGCTAATTTATTGGCTTGTCTCAAATCTTCAAACGATCCAACGGATACGAAATCTTCCCCATAGTAAATATTTTCAGCTGCCTTTCCACCCATCATGATGATTAAACGTTTCTTCAAAATATCCTTCGTATATAACCCTCCTTCTTTTATTTCTGGTTTTTCAGAAAATAAAGTATATCCCCCTGCTCCATTATAAGTGGCTTTAATAGATATTTTTTGTAATTCAAAATAATTTTTAAACATAAGGGTCAAAAATGCATGACCCGACTCATGGATCGCTACCCTTGTTTTTGTAGCATCCGAAACATCCATGTTATTTTTTACAAGACCCACAATTAATTTTTCAAAGGCATTAAATAAATCTTCTTCCAAAATACTTGTTGCTCCTTTTTTCGCAGACATAATTGCTGCTTCATTAATTAAATTTTTCAATTGTGCGCCAGAAAAACCACTTGTAATTTCCGCCAAAGCATTCATATCCAACGTTTTTTCAACTGGACGACTTTGTAAATAAAAATCCAATATTTTCTCTCTTGAATATTTATCTGGTAAAGGAACACGAATAATTCGATCAAAACGTCCAGGACGTAATAATGCCTGATCTAATACATCTTTTCGGTTCGTTGCAGCTAGTACCAGGATATTTTCATTATCATTAAACCCGTCCATTTCATATAGAATTTGATTTAACGTTTGTTCCCGTTCATCGTTCGCCATATTAATACCTGTTCCTCGTTGTCTTCCTACCGCATCAATTTCATCAATAAAAATAACACATGGTCGATTATCTCTCGCATTTGAAAACAAATCTCTTACACGTGATGCTCCAACACCAACAAACATTTCAACAAATTCTGAACCAGAAATAGAAATAAAAGAAGCATTTGTTTCCGTAGCGATCCCTTTTGCCAATAATGTTTTACCTGTACCCGGAGGTCCTTCCAATAAAATACCTTTAGGCATTTCAGCTCCCAATAATTTAAATTTTTCTTTGTTCTCCAAATAAGAAATTACTTCTCTACATTCTTCCAACACTTCAGGACTTCCTGCCCAACTAGATAAAGATACATTTGGTTGGATCATATTTTCATTTTTATTTACATTCATACTATTTCGAGAGAAAAATCCGCCTCCACCTCCTCCTCCTCTTTGGTTCATATTCATCGGAGATGGAGGACCGTTTGATCCTGTAAAAAAGATACTTAAAAACGAAACCAAAAAAAAGAAAGGGATCGCATAATTTAATAATTGAAAACAAGCAAAAAATACATTTTGAATATCAAATAAAATTCCTCCTCGAAAATCTATAAAGGTTGTATCAATATTCTGTTCAACCGCCTTTTCAACCAATTTTGGAATAATAATAGGATCTACATTGATTAAATGATAATCAAAATAAATATTTGCTTCAGGTAAATTGTTAATAGATACAATTTCTTTATAATCTCGATTAATGAATATTTTCGATACTTTATGATCAGTTAATTCTTGAAACAATTGATTAATCGTTTCTTTTGGAAAAAAACTTTTATATTTTTGAATGTTGGAAATATCTGTAATCAGACTTTTGCAAAAGGTAAAAAAAGATAATATAATAAAAACACGCATATTAAATATTAAAGATATAATGTTTATATCTTTTACGAAAGAAATTAATATTTTTTAAACACTCGGATTATATGACTTTTATTTCACTCTTTTTTATAAGTATTCTTTTTTTCCCAAAAAATAGTCATGCATTTTTCGATTTTTTCAATCACTGGCAATGTATCGGTATTCTAAATAAAATTGACTATTCAAAACCTTATAAAATTAATGTAGGTGATTTACCACTTGTTATTTGGAGAGACGATAAAAAAAAGGAATTCATTAGTACGATCAATATATGTAAACATATGGGATCAACTTTAGACCAAGGAATAATTACAGAGAATGGTTGCCTAAAGTGTCCTTATCATGGATTAGAAATGACTACAAATGATAGATTTGGACAAGTAATGGAACATGAGGGCAAATTATTTTGGTCTCATGATCCTCTCCTTAAAAAACCATTCAGTATTCCTTTTTTTCATAATCAAAATTACGAGAAATCCTTTTTAGAAATTGATATGCCTGGATCTTTCACCGATAGTGCTTACAATACGATGGATTTACGACATCCAGAATTTGTCCATGGATCTATTCTAGGTTTTGGTAATAGTGAACCACCTAAAAATATCAAGCATTTTGTATTCAAAGATCGTATCGGATTATCTTTTGACTATATTTCCAATCCATCCATGTCTGTTCTGAATAACAATGTTAAAGAAACAAGTAATTTTCATATGTATATTTATCCTAGTTTTTCTTGGTCCAAAGTGAGTTTTAATAAAAATCATTTAATTATAGGTGTCAATCTATTACCATTAGAAAATAAAAAAACAAGATGGTATATCACAATATCACATAATTACTACCAATCTTCTTTTGGGAAAAAAATCATGGAAACGTTATCATCGATCATTTTAAGACAAGATTTTGAACAAATGACAAAACAAGCGGATGAAAATAGTTTGAAAAAAATAATATTATTTGAACATCTTTTTAAAGACGAAGAAGTCATTGTTCAATTAAAGGAAATGTTAAAAAATTATGAATATCCGTCCATCGATAAATGTGTTGATTTGTATAAAAAAAATAAAAAAACAAATAATTAATTTTTGTATTTTTTACAAGATTTTGTATTTTTTACAAGATTTTGTATTTTTTGTATTTTTATAAGATTTGTAATGGTTTATAATAACATTTATAAACGATTTCTTTTTTTTGTTTTGCTTAAATGGGTTGTAAAACGGACGCTTTTTTTGACACGTTTTAATTTCGCATTGGTAAAATTGGAATTGTTTGGTAAAACGGATGACGTCTTCGATTTCTGTCTTTTTTTGTCTTTTGGGAAATCTGTATCGTAATCATTCTTATTTTCTTCATGATTACTATTTATTTGATCATCCTCTTTTTCTTCGTCGATTTGAAAGAAAGAACTTAAATATTGAAACATTTTTATTGTAATATTCAAATAATTTAATTTTCCTTTTTCATCGTAAAACAACTTCATTTTCTAAAGTTGGAGGAGGAGGTGACAAATCCTCAATTTTAGTAGTATCTTCTTCTTTTCTTTCATTTGTTTCTTCTTTTTTTAGGTCTGGTATTTGTGTTTGTGTCTGGTTCAATTCATTCATCGGAATTTTTTTACTAGTTTCTCTCTTAATATTATGTATTTGAAGAATATGCATACCTAGATAAGGACTAATCGCTAAATTATTCATATATGTACGATATTTAAAACAAGTGATACTTGTATCTTTACTAAAGCATATAGAATACCACCAATAAGCAGGTATGTATAATGTTTTTCCAGGGGTCAAAGTAAATTCTAAACTCTTTATTTTATCAAAATCTACTTTATATTGCGATTGAATATTCCATACATTAAAAGGGGAAGACCATTCAAAATTTTCATAATCATATTTTGGGTACAAATATTTCGTACTCTTGGGAGGTATTAATTTAATTTTTGCACTTCCTTGTGTCATTAAAAAATAATTACGATAATTAATTTCATACTTTAAAGGTGTCGATGTATTGAGTGAACCCATCAAAATATCATAAAAATAATTGGAAACCATGTATGGACGTATAAAAGAATCGTTATATTGAATATTTTTTATAATTCCTGTTTCTTGTATGAATTCCATATTATTTTCTGTAAAATAAGATGATTGTTGATCTTCTTCTAATAATTTTATGGTTGTATGTAAAGGCAAAGGAACATATAATTCTTCTTCAGATTGAATTCTACGAATTTTCATATCGAAAGAAGAAAAATTGTTTTGAAGATATGTTTTATTCGTGGTTTCGATTATTTTTTGACAATCAAATTCAAATAAAACAGGTTGTCTGAAATCACATATTTCTTCCAATTTTTCTTTGGAAGCATTATCTAATTCATACATCTCTAAATCATCACTTTGTTTTAAATGAAATTGAATATGTAAATAAAAAAATAAAACAATACAAAAAATAAATAAAGCAATTATTAATTTCATTTTAATATTAGGTATTTGTCTTTGAACTTAAATAAAAAACGTATTTTTTTTATTTAATGAAAACGCGTTACCTAAAAATCGAAAACCAAAACCAATTCAAAATAATCTTACAAAAAATGAACTACCTACTTCTAACAACTTTTTGTATTGTGTATTTATTCTTCTGTTTCGGTTTCTGATACTGTTTCTACTTCTATTTCCAGAATTTCATTTTTTTCTTCATTTATGTCATCACTTATTTCTAATGGGGTTTCAACAAAGGAGGTTTGTAATTGATTTTGTAAATAATCATGTTTTTCTACTAGTCCATTTACGTTAATTTCAATACTCTTCATATTTTCTTCGAATTTATTAAAAATAACACTTGTTTCAATCGAATTTTTTTCATTTTTCATGGTCAAGGTTAATAACATATCTTTCATATTTTGAATAGTACTTTCATAACTATCTATTTTTTGTGTTAAACCAAGTATCGTTTTTTCATTTTCTTTTAATGTATTTTGTAGATCTAAAACAGCGGTAGAACCATTATTCTCATTTTGATTGTCACTTGTGGAAATTCCTAAACTTTCCAACCCTTCTTCTTGTAATTGTTGAATGAATTGTTCAACTCTTCCTAAACGTATTGTCACTAAAGCAAAGGCATCTGAAATCGATACTTGACCAACCGGTCCATTTACACCAGCCGTTTTCACAGGAATGGTTGGTTGTTGAAAATATCTGGGTTGTGCAGAAGAATTATTTGGTGGAGGAGGAGGCAGACCTTGTCCAGAAGGTACAAAACGTACATTCTTTGGATTTGTTTGTGGAGGTTGACTTTGAACTGGTGTTTTAGGATTAAAACCTACGGGTGCTTGTTGCTGTTGTGTATTTGGACGTTGTTGTACAATATTACCAGCTCTTCGATTGATTGCTGCAGCATTCGAACGAGAATTACTCATTGTATAATATGTATTTAATTGACTTTGTTTTTAAATATATTTTACGCAATTTTATTTCATCCTAAATATAGAAAATTGAATAGTAAATCAAATTTTTATAAATAAAATATAAAATAATAGAATTATATAAGAAATAATCGATTATATAATAATATACCAGAAATGAAATTAACCCCTTTTATAACATTAATAAATTACTCTCTCAATTATGTGATTAACACAACTCATAAATTAAATATTGATGAATCGCATGGATTAAAACATAGTTTAGAAGTACTTCATTATGCAGAGGAGATTTATAATAGTGAAGTAATAAAGTATCCATTTTTAGAAAAACAAAAAGAAATTATTTACACTTCTGCGATCCTACATGATATGTGCGATAAAAAATATATGGATCAAGAAAAAGGGATTGAAATGATTAAAGATCATATGAAAATTCATATGAATAAGGAACAATTAGAAGTAATGGAGAAAATTATTTCTACGATGTCCTATTCTACTGTAAAAAAAAATGGATTTCCAGAACTAGGAGAATATCAATTAGCGTATCATATTGTTCGAGAAGCTGATTTATTGAGCGCCTACGATATTGACCGTTGTCTTATTTATTCACTCAATTTTGAAAAATTGGATTATTTCAATGCTTTAAAACGGGTGATTAAAATAACACATAATCGAATTTTAACATATCGAAGTGATAAACTTTTTGTCACGAATTATTCAAAAAACAAATCATTCAAATTACATGCAGAAACTATGAAAAAAGTAAATAAACTAGAAAAAATGTTGAATTGAAAATGATTTATCCTATCAAAGATTTAGAAACAAAACACATATTTCACATATAATTGTTTGATGCCATTTTATTTATTTTAATTTCTTTTTATAAATCATATGGAAAGTTTAGACGATGGTTCAAAATCAAAAAGTTTTATTAAACATGTTTTAAATTTTGATGATGACTCAAAAAGTGAAATGTTAAATATTATTCAATACGCACTTATAGCAATTATTCCTATTATTATTTTAAACAAATCGATGCAAAAATTTGTCCCTGAAGCTGAAGAACAAAAAAGTAGTTTAGAATTAACGGCTGAAATTATTATTCAAGTCATTGTTATTTTTATTGGACTTTTTTTCATTCACCGTATTATTACTTATATCCCTACTTATAGTGGACTAAATTATCCAGATTTTAGTGTTAATTATATTGTTTTATCTGTTTTAATGATCACCATGAGTTTACAAACTAAATTAGGAGAGAAAGTCAGTATTTTAGTAGAACGATTAAATGATTTATGGGAAGGCACAAGTGGAGACAAAAAAAATAAAAAAGGAAAATCCGGAAATGTTCGCGTTTCGCAACCAATCTCTGGACAAATGTCCTCTTCTTCTTATTCGGTAAATCAAACCGCTAACAATTCTATTCTTCCTACCTATAATGACGGTACTTCTCTATCACAATTACCCAGTAATTATACACAAGGACAATCACAAATGGCACCAGAACAGTCACCAAATTTTGATAATATGCATCAAAGAGACCCAACACCTTTAATTGGTGCAGCTACTCCTGGAATGAATGAAAGTTTTGAGCCGATGGCAGCAAATAGTGTACTTGGTGGAGGCGGGTTCGGATCTTGGTAATAAATGTTTTGTAATAAATGTTTGTAATAAAATATGTTAAAAACATAATTATAATATAAATAATTATATTATTATTAAATAATGATTATTATTGTTGCACGTTATAATGAAAATATAAAATGGACAAAACAATTCCAAAATGTATTAATATATAATAAAGGAGAGAAATTAGAGGACGGATACAATGAAATATTATTAGAAAATGTAGGAAGAGAAGGTCATACTTATTATAAATATATATCTGATAATTATGATAATTTAGAAGATTACATTATTTTTTTACAAGGAGAACCTTTTTATCATTCACCGAATATAATGAAAAATTTACTTAATTTTGTTTCTTTATATTGTTATAAAAACAAAGAATTAAATATTGATTTTGAATTTTTAAGTGAAAAAATAATTTACTCTTCTTTAGAATTAGAAATTTTGTATAACACACAATGTAAGAATCTTTATAAAACGATTGAAAAAATATTTGGAGTAAATTATCATATGAATGAATGTATATTTGGTGCAGGAGCACAATTTATAGTTTCAAGAAATCAAATATTAAAAAAACCCAAAGAATTCTATGAAAATATTGTAAAAATTTTGGATTATACTATTGATCCAGATCAAGGATATGATATTGAAAGGCTTCATAAATATATTTTTTCTTGAAAATATTATATAAAATAAATAATGATTTAATAAATATTAAATAAATATATTAAATCATTATTCCATAAATATGGATATCAATCAATTATTGAATGCACTAGATAATGAAAAAAACGAAAAAATAATGAATTACACCACCCAAAAAATAGAACAAATGAATGATGATATTTTAAAAGAATTACATTTATCGAAAAAAATAAACATTGAATATTTAGATAAATTACGTGAATATGTTTATGTAGATGAACTCAAAGATTTACGCGAAGGAACCTATCTTCGATGGATCTGCTTAAAAGATCCAGACAATCTACATTTATCCAGAGGTGCCATTTTCTGTGAAACAAAAATCACCGATCAAGGGGTTTATTTGGTTTGTAAAAATCATTATCATAAACATTTTCAATTTAAAATGGACGAATGTCTTATCTTTCGTAAATTGTTAAATCAAGAAAGTATTTTAATTCAAGCATTAGACATGTTAGAAAAATAATTATTTTCTTAGGAATGAGTTGAGTGTCGGTTTACAAATCACGTTTTCTCGTCCTATTCGTTTGTTTTTTCCCTTTTTTAACCGATTTCGTATTTTTTGTTTTATAGAACGGTGACGTATCTTTTTTATATTTATCGAAAAAATATTGTAAATGAATTAGAATTTGTTTACTGATAATTCGATCTATATTTGTTTCTTCTTTTGTTTTTGGTACGATAAAATAATCATATGATTTAAAGGATTGAACCATTTTATTTTCAAAATACTTTTTGTTGTCTTTTATTCCTTCTTTCTTGTCATAAATTTCATCTTGTGGGAATATTTTCTCTCGAACACTCGAATTCCAAAATCGTTGAATCATTACTTCAAAATCTAAATCGTGAATATAAGGTTTGATGTTTATATAATAAACATGATCATTTGACATTTCTGGATAATAGTTGTCATCCAAAAAACATATCTTACTATTGGATGGTATTTTTGTACATTTTACAAGATCATTAAACGTCTTGTCATGAGTTGAGCGACATATTTCGACAATTTCCCCATTTATTTTAAACGCATTAATAATCTGGTCAAACAACGTAAATTTTAATTTATCTTCAAAAAAAGTAATTAATCGTTTACACCATTCTTTCGGGGCTTGATTATTTGTATAAATTAATATTTTATTACAGCATTTGGATTTTTTTTTATGTATTAAATATTTTAAAAGCGTAATAATATTTGGACGTAAAAACTCTGGATATAAATGTAGTATCTCGTTAAAATCTTCTTGTGTTAAAGAATTATTATTTTTTTCTTCAAATAAATAGTTTTGTAAACAAGACCAAAATATACCAAATTCCACAAAATAACCAAGCGTTTCGTCTAAATCAAAGACTACTATTTTCATAAATTTACTATTATATTTACAAAAGTATTATTTTATTTACAAAGATAGTGATCATTCATATCAATATTAACCTTTATTGCCCATTGATGTTTTCGAATTTAGACAAATTATAATATAACTGATATATAATAAAGATAGATCTTGTATTCGAATGAGTAAAAATAAAAATGATACAAATCTAACTCTTCAAGACTATAAAAATATACTGAAATATTATAAATTACCATATGAAGGGTCTTATAAAGAAATTAAAAAAGAAGCCGAAAATATATTGTCGAATAAATTATGTCGTTGTATTAAAAAAGTAAGTGGACTAGAAAAAGATAAAAATGAAACTAGATCGATTGGGATATGTACAAAAACAATTGTAGGACGAAAAGGGTTTACAAGAGGTAAATTTAAATGTAAAGGAAAAAGGAACATTACTTTGAAAAAACGTAAATAATATTTTTATTTTATTTTATTTTTGCATTACTAGGTATATCCCGATAAAAATAAGGAGAATACCCATTATTTGTTTCATTGTATATTTCTCTCCAAATATAAAAACACTTACAGTGATAAGAAGAATTACCGAACCTGTTTTCAGTAACATATTATTGATAAAAGGGGTATTATGATTTTTATCTAATTCATAAATAAGTAAGGAAGAAAGAACGAGCAACAAAGAAATGATTACAATACATGCCATTTGACTGATTTTTAATTTTTTATAATTGGACATCATTTTTTCAATGGTTTCGCTCGTTTCAAAGAAGATAAAAATAAGGATCATTAAAATAAAAACAAAAAAACTATTCAAATAGAAATATTCTCTTGGATCCAGCGTATTTAAAACATGTTTTCTAAAGTAAGGATTTAATGATTTCAAAAAGGTCGTTCCAACTAGATATCCATACATTTTTCTTTTGGTTGGTGTTAATAAACGTAGAGAATATAATATAATTATTTTGCAAGAATTATATTATAAAAGTTTGTTCCATACTTCGTTGTATAACATTTTTTAAATCTTCAAGGGTGTAAAATATTGATTATTTATATTTTACACCTTTATACATTTAAAACTCCGAATTTAGTGTATCTTGTACAATATTATAAATAATTTCATTATTTTTATGTTTTTTTGTAAATCTAACAATAATATTATTATAGGTTTTGCTACAAATGTTTTCTTTACTAGTTATTATCAATAATTTTATTTTTTTATTATATTTGCTTTGAATATAATTAATAAAAATTTCCCATTCTTGTATATCTTCTTCATCTCTAATTAAAATATTATTATAATAATCTATAGGGATTAATTTTTCTTCTAAATTATCGTACATTCTAACAAATAAAATATCCTCATTGCTATTTAAAGATTCATTTAATCTTTCAAATCTTCTTTTATATTTCGTTATTACTCCTTCTTTTTGTAATAAAAAATTATTGAAATCATGAAGCATTATTGCTTTTTTATCATAAACTAATAATTTATCATTATTATATACATATTTTTCATCAAACACAAAAAAATTATTTATATCATTAAATGAATTTATTATAAAAGTTTGCGTTGTAATCAACCAATCATAAGGATATGTTGGTTGATTTAGATTTCTTAATGCTCTAGCTAATTCACAACCACCAATTCCACCTAAACTTATTATTTTCATAATATAATTATAATAGAGAATATTTATGCGTTTTAAATGTATAAAGGTGTAAAGAAAAATTTATATTTACTTCTAATGATAAATTTTTCAAAAACAAATATAATCCTACTATATTTATTACAATAATAAGAGAAGTATAATTTAATAAATATATTTTATGTAAAATTATATTTATATATTCATAATTAGATTTCCATATGTTATATACGAATAATAGTAAACAAACATATAAGCCATTTATATTATAATTTTGAATAAAATCGGGCATTCTTTATTTTTATATGATCTCGTTATTTATTGTAAATGTTTATAATCAATTTTTTTATAAAAACGGTGGGTCACTTTGTAAAACAACAATTGACAAAAGATATCAATTTAATAAATCTAATAAATCTCTAATGTACGCGCACTAGGATCTTTCGCATCGGTATATTTCGGCATCCAGAAATAAGGTAGAATATGAGATTGATTTGGATAAAAATCATCAAAAAGCGACTTGTAATATAATTTCTCCGTTTCTATATTTGCTTCCAAGTTCATTTTTTCCGCAATTTTTCCCTGTAAGATTTCAAATAATGAACGTCCTTGACAACTTACTCCATCACTAAACGCCTCTTTACGTCTCCATAATATCTCTTCTGGTAAAAGATGATTACCACTTATATTAAAATAATAGTCAAAACTTTTTCGAAGTAGATATTTCTCGCATATATTCAAATTCTTATGAAATCGATATTCATGTGGGATGGATAAATAATAATTTACAAAACTACGATCTAAAAAAGGTGTTCTAGGTTCTAATCCATGGGATGAGATCGATTTATCACTACGTAATACATCAAAAAGATGTATATCCTTTAAAAGACTTCTTGTTTCTTTATCAAATTCAATCCCATCCGGGCATCGGTTCATATAAAGATAACCACCGCAAATTTCATCGGATCCATCGCCGTTAAAAATCACTTTAGCATCGCTATTTTTCGAAATATATTTTCCTAATAAATAATTCCCGATACTTGCTCGAACCGTGGTGGTATCATAACTTTCAATTGCTTGAATTACTTCTGGAATGGCATCAAACATCTCTTGTTCCGTAACAATAATTTCGGTATGTTTCGTATTCAAATGTTTCGCAACTTTTTTTGCATAATAAAGATCCACTGAACCTTCTAGTCCAATACTATACGTTTCTAAAAGATTTTCGGGATGATTTTTTAATTGATATTCATTCACTAACGCGGTAATTAAACTACTATCTAATCCACCAGATAAAAGACATGCAATCGGTCTTTCGGTAGTCAAACATCTTTTATTTACTGCTTCTATTAATTTTTTTTTTATATTTTTACAATAATGAATAATACTTTTATTCAAAATGATGTCTTGATAGTTGAGAGAATGGTTTAAATTACTCTGATAAGAAAAAGAAGGAGTGTGATACACTACGTTTTCTTTGACTAGCTTCCAACTAGACATCGCTTTATTCGAAATTTCAAATTCACTATAAGTTCCAGGTGTAAATTGTTTTATCATCGATAATGGTTTTTTTTCATTTAAACCTTCCTTTAAACCTTCATTTAAATATTGTTGAAACTCATGCAAGCATTTTAATTCTGAACTAAATCCATATAATTTAAAATCCTCCGTATATTTATTATTGTACATCGAGTTATTCAAAGAATAATTATTTGATTTACCATATCTATTATCATGATACATATTATTATCGGACGTTTCATTTTTTACAGGACTTAAATAATATAGTGGTCTTACTCCATAAGGATCCCGACCAATATAAATTTTACTTTTAATTTCATTATCATCGATAAAAGAATTCCGGTAATCACAAAGAATAAAAGCAAATACCCCATCCAACATCGTTAACGTCTGTTCTATTCCATATTTTTTATATAAATGTAAAATAACCTCGCAGTCGGAATCTGTTTCTGGATCCAGATCCATGAATTTATATAATTCTTTATAATTGTAAATTTCTCCATTACATATTAATGAAATATGATCGATTTGAAATGGTTGGTTCGATCCTTCATTTAGACCATTAATCGCTAAACGATGAAACCCAAAAGTAGCTTTTATAAAGATATCTTCTAATTTAGAAGATTCCGGTCCACGATTTTTACCTTTATCAAATTGTGTTTTTACAAAATCATACGAAAAAATATCATTATTTAGAAGAGTAAATATTCCACACATTTTTAAAACAAAGATACCGATACTATTTTTATAGTGTTCTAATCTTTATATTCTTTACAAAAAGGTTATGATTATATTTTTTGTAAAGAATTATAAATATATATTTATATAAATAATGGCAGATTTAAAAAATACAAAAGTAATGAATGTCAATCAAAAGGTTAATATAAATGCTTTAAACGCAAAAGAAAAAGTAGAATGTCCTTCCGAAATTCATAAACAAACCAACGAACGAATTTACAATCGTAATATTCCTTCCCAAATGTTACAGCCTTATATTGATGTACGTCCAGTAATGACAAAATATTCTTATTTACCAATTGTTGATCCAAGAAAGGAAGTAAATACTCGTCTTGTACAAACGCCTGTTTATAATGTTCATCAAGTATTTAATCCTGGAAATACACAATCACCTTGGTCAGGGTTTGCTTCGAATATTAATACCGAGAGTGTATTAAGAAATCAAGTATTTGCCCTTCAAAAATGTAGTCAATCGGTTTATGTGCCTAGTAGTAACAGTGATTTATATCATGTTGCATTCCATCCCAAACCAGAAACATATCCCAATTCATTATTATTTGAAAAAGAACAATTTTGTCCTTTTAATCCTAATCCAAATTCAAAAGAAATTGGTTATGAAATGTTTCATAATTCAACACGTGTTCAAGTTCGAAATATGACCGATCCATCGGCTTAAGGTTAAGCTTAAGCATAGGCATAGACATAAGTAGAATTTATATATTTATAAAATAACAAATATATAAATGTCACAAAATATAGAACCGTCACAAAATATAGAACCGTCACAAAATTTAGATGTTTCAATCAATTTAGATACGGCAAAAAATTTAGAACCGACCCCCAAAAAAAATAAAATTAAAAAAAAAGATTGTTCACCATCGATTCACGACAAAAACGAAATAAACGAAACAAATAAAATAATACAAGACATTACCATGGAATATTTATTAAATGGTTCTCTCAATAAAGTTGATCCATTTCATCCCACTTCTTACAAAGATAAAAAATTTTACAGAAAAAGGATTATTCAATTAACCAAAGATTTATTATCTGACGAAATAGATAGTGTTTTTTATCATGATGATATTTATCGTGCTTTCGATAAATTTATTCATACAAGTATCGACTATTTTAAAACGATCGATCGAAGCGATATTCTTCAAGAAGACTATAAAGATTTAGAAGAAAATCTCAGTCATCTCGATGACTTTTTAGAACCTTCCGATATTTCAATCGAAAACGCAAATAAAGGAATGATGCGTCAGATTTACGTTAAAAATTCAACATTAGATGGTTTAGTAAAAAGAACCATTTTAAAAAAAGAAGAACCTATTTTACCAAAAAAGAAAAAAATTAATCTAAAAGATCCGGAATTAAAGAATAAAGGGATTGGTAAAAAGAATAATCTCACGAATAATTAAGGACAGACTTCAAATGAAAACGTTGAAAAACATGATCAAAACAAACAAAACAAGTACCAAAAAAAACAACCATAAAAACAAAACAAACAATAAAAGTAACAAAAAAAATAATAGAAACAACAGACCAATAAAAACAAAAAAAAACATTATTCTTCAACAAGTGAATTGTAGTCCAAAAGATAAAAAAGAATTAAATGATTTTAGCTGTTATAAAAACGGTGACCTACATAAATTGCGTAATTTATGGAATTCACGTCATCCAGATCATTTAATTCAAACAAATACCCCTTCCGAAATTCATTATAAATTATCGTTATTTATGAAAGATTCATGTAATAAAGAATCGTGTTGGTTAAAACAAAATTTTGTTCAAGGAAGCGGATTAAAAAAAGAAATGGTTAATTCATTTGCCCCAGTTTCGCCAAAAGAATGGAAAAAAAATCCGAATGAATGGTTATCTAGTATCGACATTAATAAAGTAATGAAACAATACGAAAAAGCATATAAATGTTTTGATTTTATAGGACCTTCCCCAATTGATTTTGATACAAGAAAAATGTATGGCGAATGTGTTTGGGAAGAATTGTGTCATTTTAATTTAAAAAAGGAAATTGACCAAGGTAAATATAAGATTGGAGTTGTTTTTAATACCGATCCACATTATAAATCAGGAAGTCACTGGATCAGTTTATTTATCAATGTAAAAAAGGCGCAAATCATCTTTTTCGATAGTGCCGGAAATAAAGCCCCTTCCGAAATACTTGTACTTGTAAATCGTATTATAAAACAAGGAAAAGAATTGAAAAAACCGATCCATTTTAAATTCGATGAAAATCATCCGGTAGAACATCAGTACGGAAATACGGAATGTGGTGTTTATTCTCTCTTTTTTATTATTCATATGTTGGTAGATAAATTATCGGCTCAATATTTGAAAACACATCGTATCTCGGATAAAGCGGTAGAAAAATATCGAAAAGTATTTTTTAATGATGGATTATAGAATATTGCCTTTCAAAACAAAAATAATATATTACCTTTCAAATAATAAATATAAACATATATTTATTATATTTAATATCTAAGATAAATAAAGAATGACCGATTTTTTAAATGAAGATAATGTGCGATTATTATGGGAAGTCTTAATGGACGAAAATATTCTTCATTCCAAACCGAAGGAATTGATTGACTATTTTTTACAAATTTTTCAAAAAAATCTGGTTCCCTTTTACGAAAACGAGAGAAAAACGATGGCTTCCATTCCACAAAATTTGATATTCTTTAATAAAAAATACATTTCTTTCATGATGGATACCATCGTAAAACTTGAAACACAGTCTTTATCTTTACCTTCGATAAAAACAATGACGCCAGTAAAAAAAGAAATGATTACCTATGAGGAAATCCAAGAAGAGAGAAAAACCATTTTCGAACGTGAATTAAGTAAAAAACGGGACGAATTTCAAAAAGCCGTTGCTTTAGCCATTCCACCAACGCCATCTTTTGGAGATCAAATACTTGAAGAAAAACCGCCTATCAGCGAATTGGAAAGACGTATTCAACAAACGATTTCAGAAAGAAATTTTGATTTGGAAAATCGGAATTATACTCAAAATACGGTTCAACAAGCAGCGAATTGGTTAAATCCCCAAGATACTTCCGTGAAAAAAGAAAAGGTAAATATGAATGACATCACGCAAAATAAATTGACGAATGGAGGACCCAACCCAGTTCAGACGGTCAAATATATAAAGATTGAAGAACCATTAATAAAAGAAAATATTATTCAACCCATCGTTTTAGATGAAATAACGATAAAGGAAAAACATATTCGATGGAATGAAAAATTAGAAGAACAGTTTTTTATCGTGCCTTTGCAAGAAACAAATACAAATACAAATACAAAAACACTCGATAACAATAATCCTATTTTTTCAAAATTAAAAATTCTTCCAAATAATCCAGAACCTTTTATAAATACTACCGCTTTTAAAGAGGTAAGAATTCAACAATTAGAAGACGAAATTAAATCGATTTACCATAAAATCGATGAAATGTCTGAAAATATAAAACAAATGAAAGAATTTATGTATTCTCAAAAATGAAATAAAAATAAAAAAGTAATTTATAATTAGCCAATGTTTTATCTTTTAGGAATAGCCATTTTCTTTTTAGTAAATCATTCTATTCTTATCACATCGAATGAAATGAACCAAGTAAAATTAGCAAATCCTTCTTGTTTTTCAAATTGGAAATATCCTATCTTGAAACAAAGATTACATAATACTTTTTTAAGAATACTTATTCAAAGTGATTATCGAACCATTAAAAATCATCTATTTACTCTTAACAATTGTGCTAAAGAAAAAATAATTCATAGTTATCAAGAATTTTTAACAAGTTATTATCATAATTGTGAGCATTATTACTGTATTAAAGATACAGATATGATTCTGATTGATAATTTAGTTGAATTGGTTTTATAGAAAGAATGAAAATAGAATATATTTATGAAGAACCGATTTCCATAAATATATTTCAAATAATCGTGGTAATCTCTACATATTATACAACTAATGTCTTGAAAATACGTTGTCCTTTTTCATTTATTTCCAATGTACCGATTTGTACTGGTTG